ATGCAAAAAATATAGCACTTAGAACATTTGATAATACTAATGTTACTGCATTTATTCATCACAATAGTTCACCTGGGACACCGACACAAGATGAAATAAATTTATTGTACAATTACTATTCGTTTATTAATGATGTTTTGCCAACAGCACTTTTATTTGTCAATCGTAAAAATTATGGTATTGGTAATGGAAAGCATTTTGATGGCTCAGATGATCCGGCAGCAAAACCATATGCGATACCATTTGCAGCCGCAGAACAACCGAGTGAAGGGTCAGATTTTAATAGTCCTCTCTTAACAACTGCATTGACAATTCTGGCATATAAATTGAACAAAAAACAACTTCCTAAATTTGCACTAGATAAGCTGTTACATTATATTTCAACATCATACAGTGCAATTCCACCCCAATCGCGTGCATATAATGAGCTCTCAATTGCACTTGTAGATATATTTGGTGGCATGCAAAGAGTGGATGTATTTATTAATACACTCAATGCGACAAATAGTGAATTGCTAAAATTATCATCCAATGATGTGATTGTAAAGTTATTTTGTAAATACTTATGCAGTGGTATTAAAATATCAACAATTCAGGATAGTGTGGCTGGTATTGATCTTATAATGGCATCCAACAATAGATATAAATCTGGATTTACAGGTACTCCAAATATGCCTAAATTCTACGATAATACAGGTGATAATACTGGTATAAGTGATGTTGCAATGGGTATTAAAACATTAAGTACAAAAACAGTCGATACAATCAAAACTGCTATGGAAGAATCTGATGTATTAGTTATTGGTGACAAATTAGATGGCAATTCACAAGAATGGTTGTTATATGATGCATTAAAAGCATGTATAGTAACACATCCAACATCATATCATGGTGTGCTTATAGATATTGGGGCAGTTTTAGTTGGTATGGATGCTTATGATGTATTTAATTTAATTAAAAAGGTAAGACCGTACAATACACAATTGAAGCGCTTTATATTTTGGGATAAAGATGATATTGCAATGGTAATTGATAATGATAATCACACCAGGCAATGGGATAGACAAATGCCTAAAAAAGGTGATAATGATACTTTTTATTATTATGATAATCAGCACATTGTGGGTACCGATGCAAAAATTCCAGCAGATTTTAGAGGACTTGCACTAATAGGAAAAACAAGTCGTTATCGTGATGTTGTTCAAGGTATATTCAGGATGAGAAAACTAACAAAAGGACAACGCGTTACATTTGTTGTTCCGGAAAAAGTCTCCAGATATATTAATGACAAAGTGACTAGTTATGCAAGAAAAGATATACATTCGGGAACAACAACTCTTGATGATATTAGACAAAAAGTTATTGGAGACGGCCGATTTCCAACAATACTAACATCACATGGTCCAACACTATCTGGCGGTGCAGAAACACACAAATTGGACACAGTTCGATCAATGGCAAAAACACTTGTTGGGCAAATGGATGAAATCACAAGATTGCAAAATCTATTGGGTTTCACTAATGGTACATCCAGTCGTCAATCCACACTTTCACTGATTACTGATTTTACAAATAGTTTATTGGGTGCTTTTATTAAAAACTCCAGTGCAGATGACACTTCTATTTTATTTATATTATCATCAACTATTGGAAATATTTTAAATCATGAGATACTAAATTATTTTGCGGATACCAATAATATTAATACTATACCAGATGATAAACTACAAAACCTTGTAGGTGCATTTACTAATGTTGTATCAAATTTACCAGAAGAAGTTGTCAAATTATCGAATTACCATGAATTTACTGAAAGTTTGATTTCTGGTTTTGTTCCTAAGGGAACCACTGAGATGGGCGCGCTCTATCGTTCATTACAATTTGTAATACCACACAATCCTACTTATGTTCTTGGACTTATGATAAAATGCGCACAATTATTCAGTTCTGACCCAGCCCCCAGCATCGTCTCTACCATGACATTATCTGACTTATACGATATATTTATTTTAAAACCTGATTATCTAATGAAACAAATTGTTATAAATGATATGATGTTTTTATTACCTAAAACTATTAATGAACTAAAAATACTGTTTACAAATTTAAATACGCTGATCAACTCACTCCCACAATATAAGTTGTTCAATGATGTGCGCAATGCATTACATGACAAAATAAACAAACAACATCCTCATCCGGTGGGGATTATAAATTTTTGTAAGGATTGGGTCAATCTCACCACATTTCACAACTCCTATGATCAGGACAAAAAATATCAATATAAACGATCAGACCCCGGATGGTTTGACACCGATATGGTGGGAATTCATAAAGCAAAGGATATCACTAGAATTGATTCATTAGAGCTCATCACATTATTTAATCAAATCCCGGATAGTAGTGGTGTTGCACAATGGAATCAAATATATAGCGATTTAAAGTCCATCGAAACATTAGATTCCTATTTACATAGGCCTAATATAAGTATAATGACGTACTATAGCGAGATATTCAGAAAATATATCAGAGCCCTGACAAATCTAAAAAATAGTTTTATTGATGATTTAAATGTGAGAGATTATACAATAGATGAACATGACTTTGAAGGATTAATAATGGATATGATAAAATTGCGCACATGGTTTGAAATTGAAGAAAGAGAATTTATTGAAAGGCAACAACAAACAATGAAAATACATAATGCTCGAGCACTCACACGGAAAATAATACAAAATAGGTCAAGCAGTGTGTCGTTTTCAAGTGACGGCATTATGTATTCACGTACAGGTATATCACCAAAACCATTTACGTGTTTCAATACATTTAAATATCCGAATGTAGATAAAATAAACATCATTAAATACTTACAATCTGGTACACAGGCATTAATCGATGAAATGAATGATATTGCCCTGCTCATTACAGATAGTACAATTACGGACAACCTCAAGATATCACCAGATACACAAATAGTAGCAGGAAGTGTACAACGCGTAACAGTTACTCAAGCGCAACAAGCCGCGATAGGATCTCATATGCATAGTTCTAAGTTACCACCAATATGCTTGGATAAATTTGATGACTTTATTAATAAAGATGCGGTACAAACTTATGGTTCCCCATACTACCAAACTGACATTACATTAGAGGGCAATGGTCCTGGAAAATCCCCGATTTATACAATATCTACTCGAAACATCTTTTATTCACATAATTTGCATACTACATCATTTGATGATAATTCTCTATTCAGAGATACATTTTTTGTACTATATAATCCCACTGATAAACAGATTTTTATAATTACCACATTGGAAGGTTTCAAACTTTTGGATAACATGATGCACAATAAAAAAGATAACATATACATATTCGACACACTCGGTAATTCCTATTGGAACTCAAATAAATCTCCACAAAAAGTATTGAAACCAATCATCCAAATAATAAATAAAGGAATGTTTCCCTTCAAACATATGTCAATAAGTGATTATAAAACACTCTTTACTACAACTATTCCCGATAGATTGCAATATGACATATTGCAATATGACATTCAGATTCTTTTATCAAATGCATTAACCAGCGGAATTCACACTGAAATTCACAAGAAATTCGCAACCTTTTACACCGAATATATAAAAAATTATGACACATTGTATCCAATTCTCATAAAGTGTCTGAATTATACAAAAGATTCTGATGCAACATGTGATACGCATGTTAATCGCATATTGTCAGAAGAAGAAAAGATTGCCAGATTTGCACCAGACCAAAAGATCCTCATAAAAGATATTGTTAATCTTCTAACATATGAGAGAACAGAATGTAGTCCTATCATGTCTGGTGGTGGACACAGAAATACAAGAATTATTAAATTAGCCAACAGACTATTTGTTTTTTAAAATAACTATTTATTAAAAACTAATTGTGTCTAATAAATAAAATTTATGATGAATAGATATCCTTCTTTGTTCTAATTCTTGGTGCAATACACATTGCCATCAATTCGTGCAACAATAACTTGAATGCATATGGAATAATAATTTTACTAATTTCCGTATAGTTGCTGCATGCTTGGCAATAATATATATCATCGTATTGTGCAAAACTCTTTCTATCTCTTCTATTTGCTCTTTGAGCAAACAATCCACATCTATCACACACAAATGTAGCATATGCATCAGAGTTATCCAATAACTTTTCTTTAATAAATTTGGCAAGACCATGAGCACACAGAGCATCTCGTTCCATTTCCAAAACTTAACAAGTATGTATGACACACTTGTCGGCATAACTCATAAAATCATTTCAGAAACACATTGTTCCTGCGCAGGAAATGACTCACTCGTTATACCTACCTTTTCAGGCAAACTGGACTATACCTTAGGCACATCACCGAAATTTGTTAGATTTCTAGTGCCCACAACCGTCTAGTCTCTGAACCTTCTCCATATCCTAACATAACGGACTTAGGAGCTTGGCTGCGGATTGACCCTATTCTTCGACTTTTTACCTTTCAAAATGCTGTTAACATTTTCCATCAATAAGTTTCCCTATTGACTTGGTATCGAAGACTTGCATTATGTGTTCCTTAAAAATCAATATTATTCAGTTTCTGATTCGCTTTCTTCATTTGTATCCTCATCCGATGAACCACTGGATAAATCATCTGACGAGTCGTCTGTATCATCACCATCAAATGATTCACTGGATGACTCATCTGATGAGTCGTCTGTATCCTCATCCGATAAACTGCTAGATGAATCATCTGTATCATCACCATTAAATGATTCACTGGATGAGCTATCTGTATCATCACTATCAGATGATTCACTAGACGATTCATTTGATGTATCATCTGTATCATCATCTGATGACTCATCTGACTTGTCACCGGAATTTTTGTCGGATGGTTCAACTAGTGGTCCAACAGTTTGATCACTAGGTGACTCAACAGATGGCTCACTAGATGGTTCTACAGATGGTTTAACTAATGGCTCACTAGATGGTTCTACAGATGGTTTAACTAATGGCTCACTAGATGGTTCTACAGATGGTTTAACAGTTGGTTTAACACATGCACTTATACTGTGTTGACATGCTTGTTTATTTGCAAACGTTTTTTTGGGGAAGTACCTATCTAACAACTGATCGACATGAAATGCTTTCAAATTCTTGTCAACCCATAGGACCACCTTATTTTCATGTACATCTGCAAAAGACATTGTGCAAGTGTCAAACACAAAACCATTGGGCATAATAATGTATTCTGGATTTTCGACCAGTTTTTTTCCCAATGATAAGTCATATGTTACTTTAACCAATGTTTTCATTGAAGTGTGCGAATCTAGTAACTGAATACTTATCCAGATATATTGATTTTCATTTTTTTTTACACATAATAACAGGTGTTTCCCGCAATTTGGTTGTGTTGCCTACTGCGCGTAGACTAGCAGTAATTTGCATTACCACTTTTGGGCAAAATGGGTTTACCCAATCGGAGACCACCCTCGCGTGATCTCCCTTCTGGTGCTTGTCTTGTGAGAAGTGTTCTTGGACCTCTTGCGCGACTGTTACCTGTCCAACAGGCTTTTCCATTTCTTCGTACATAGAATACCTCTGACGGTACTTCTAGACAGAACACTGGTTTATTGTAATCTTTAATTATTTCTTCCACTTGTTCAGAATCTTCATTATTAACTTCAAATATTCCTTCACATGTGTTGTCTACTGACGTTTGATACTTTTTCATTTTACCAATAATATCTTTGGCAAGTTCAAAACCAAAATTATTATCATTCTCAGAAACCCACATGCGATGTTCCGGTGTTACCATCAAGTCAATCTGTTGGGTTTCAATATGATACATGTCTCCCTTGTAATCAGGGTAGTACAACAAGTTTGTAGGATTTTGGTAAACTAATTTGTTGTCTACTAAACAGGCCACCTTATCTTTCATTGATAGCTCATCATAAGTCTTCCATCCTTCTTCTGTTAACACTTCATGATCCATGGATAGACAATGGATCTTATCCTCGACTAAATGTTTCAAACGTTGATAATATGTTGGACCTATAAAGATCATTGTTTTCATTCTTTCTCCAGTCATTCCATTGTACATATATTCACAGCCATTCTCATTGTATCCCAGACTCTTCAATCGGGCTTTGACAGCTTCGATATTATGTTCCTCGAACGGCGTGCCGTCTGCATCCATGCCCTCCAATGCTGCAACTTTCCCGACGAGGCATTCGACTAGTTGTCCGATAGTCATACGGGATGGAATTGCATTGGGGTTTAGGATGATGTCGGGCTGTATGCCCCGCTCTGTGAACGGCATGTCTGCACCTTGTAGGAGGATCCCTATTGTGCCTTTTTGCCCATGTTGGCTGTTACATGACCATACGGGGACCTTATTTCTTCGCACGTAAATTACTCCCTGTGTATCAAGTGCACCATCTAGTTCTTTTAGAGGGCCATTACCCATAACTGTACAACAGTATACTTTTCCCTTGTACTGAACCCAGCTGTCATGCATTTGTCCCTTGTATTTGTTTTTATTGACTTTTGGTTCAAGCTGTGTCTCAATAATAGCCATTCTATACGCGTCAGTAGTTGATGTTATTGTTTCACCCATTCTTTCTCCTTTTACAATAGTGGATGTGTGTCCAGCCTCATATTTGACGGCAATATTAGTTGCATAACCAGCATGCAAACATAATCTTTGGAAATCATTTGCTAATTTTGTAGATGATGTATCATATCGACGTGTTGAACATTTTTTCATCTGATGACCATCTCCTAACATCATGCCGTTGATCAATACTCTGCATTCACGTTGAGTTAATCCCCACACCCATTTAGGTAAAAATTTATTAATTGCACCCACACTGAATTGACCCATATATGTGGCCAGTTGAATATCATTAATGCAAAATATATTTTTTACGTGCTCTGATGGACGACCCTGATTTTCACAAAGTTTAAATCCCATTATTTTACAACATTTCCGTAAACTATCTTTGACTCTTTGCTTGTGTCCGGCAAATGTAGTTGTTCGTTGATGCTTCCACCCTTCTGCCATCCAAATACCAAAGAATTCTAGCCATGCATCCAGATTCAAAAGTTTAGCGGGTCTATCATTCCACTCTGGCAAAACAAACATGCCATTTTTAAATTCAGCATATTTACTCTTATCAGGCACATATATTTCAGCATTCTTCTTGTAAAACACTGTCTGTCCATATATCTTATTTGCAGTTTCAATTCTAAATCCTTTTGGTCCTCGTCTGTTAATATACATCCTGTGATTAGGTGTAACGACCAAATCAACTTGATTACTTTCAATCTTGTACATTTTTCCATTATAATCATATGATTGAATAACTAATGGATCTTGATAAATTAGTTGTTTTCCATTGATTAAACTTGCCACCTTGTGTGCCTTAGTCAAATCCTTGAAAAAGATCCATCCCTTATCAGTTAGTACTTCTGTTTGATCATCATAACAACAATTACCGACCCATACATTCTTTTTATTTTGTCTCACCATGAAAACATGTGATGGAACCTCCAGACAATACACTTTTCCGTCATAATCATATAATTCTTCACTTTGTCTAACATGTGTACCCTCAACATCATAATTAATTTGTGGATCATTATTTATCTTCAAAATTTGCACATAATATTTATCATCTCTTGTGTCAATTAGACCACTGTATCCTGAGTGAACTGCTAATTTCATTATGTCATCAGCTAATTGTCTAGACACAGTCACACAAGATTCTGCATCTTTTTGTGTTACATCACCTGCCAACAGACATTCTAATAATAATCTTGATTGACGCTGATTAAGTTCCCACACCCATTCTGGCAAAAATTTGGCTGATGCCTCAACATTCAATGGCTCAAATTCTTTCATTATATTTTCATCATCACACATAGTTCCATCAGCAATGAAAATACCGAGCAGCTCAATAAATGCATCCATATCATACTCCTTACCATTAATAATCTTGGTTTTAACATCATCTCCACTCTTCAGACAATCTTTCTTAAAGTGTACACGTTTGCCAATTACCTTGGAAGCATCAATTAATTCAAATTCTCTGTGATCACGTTTCTTGACATATAGTTGATGATCAGTTGTCACGTCTAAATCCACCTGTTGAGATCTGAGTTTGTACATTTGTCCTGCATAATCACGTTGGAATGTGTTCAATGGATGCACATATTGGATTTCGCCATTGACCAATGTGGCAACTTTATGAGTAACCGTGACATCAGCAATCCCAATCCATCCCTTATCTGTTAAGACCTCTGCTTCTTTCGTCAAGCAATATTTATCCCCAATCCTAGGTATTCTCTCAGATCGAACCAACATCTTTCTAATCTCATAACCATCCTGATTTTGAATTCCAATGCACACCCTGTCAACAACACCTGGTGCATGCATCTTGTAACCCTCAGAACTATCCTTGAATTGTTTGCCCGTATTGTTAGCATCTGAAATTGGCGTTACTTTGCCCATCAAAACATCACCATTAACAACAACTGTTTCTTCTGGAACAAACCCACGATCATTCAATTTATCATATGAAACATCCTTCTTGCCCAAAATCTTGTTTGGATCTGGTTTCATGAATATATCATCCTGGGATGTGGACTGATTCTTTTGCACTGACACAATGTATTTCTTCAGATACATACCTCTGAACTTACCTCTCTCAATGGATGTTCTGTTGAAAATCAATGAATCTTCCTGATTGTACCCTGTGTATGTTGCAATGGCCACAGTTGTGTTTGTTCCTGATGGCAAGATTTGAGAATTTGTGTATTTGCTTGCTCTTGTTGTAACCAATGCCTTTTGTGGACCATACAAAATATAACTGATATCAAATCTCAAGCCATAATTAGTGGCATACAATCCAAGTGCCTGTCTACCCTGAGAATACTGGAAAATGTTTCTTGAACCAGGATTATGATCACAGAATGGAATACCTGCTGACAACTCACCCAATAACAATGATGGATGAATCTCACAATGTGTGTATTTCACAAAAAACATTTCATCATATCTGTTATCACAATGTTTGGATTTAACATCTTTAACCTTCTCAATAGATTCCTTGGCTCTGACTCTCATTTTTTCCACTTTTGCCATAGTGTCGGCCACTATTACATAGGGTTGAAGTTCCATATCAATATACTCAATAACACCCTGATACTTAGTTAAGAATTCTTCCCATTCTGTCACTTTTGTACCCTTATTAATTTTGTTCAATGATATTGATTCTATATGTTTCTTATTGAGTTGGACAACATTATCAACCACCCTCAGAACCGGTCTGACCAATCGTCCGCTATCACAATATACTCTAAGTTCACCATCCTCATGATCGGCGACAAGTGACACATTCTTTTGATCAAATTCACCAGACAATCTCATTTGTTCTATCTGGGTTTCCAATTCAACATATTTATCTGTTGTGCCAATCCAATCACCATTCAAAAATACCTTGTAAGTTGTATGTTCTCTCAGTTTTCTGGCTGGCGTATCACTGACCCTTGTTACCTTGCCATATAGGTAATCTTTGAGTATGCTGTATTGATCGCGCGACATGATTGTTATGCTTCCGACTAGCGATAAATGCTTCGTTAGGCCTACTTTACTGTGCTCTGGCGTCTGCGAAACGCAATTGCTTGATATGATACCATTTGCTGTGAACGTGTGTGTATCAAAACGTGTCGTAAAATCATATACCACTTCTCCCTCCAACTTCTTGATCGAACCAATAGGAACTGCCAAATTCAAATTATCTATGTAATACTCAGATTTGAACTTGTCATACTTCATAACATCATCATCTGTTTCGCGCGGTACAGGACACTTGTTCTTGGACAAATTTTGACGAATACGTTGAATGAACTTTAATTCAATACCTGTTAATTTTTGAATTTCTGCGGGTGTTTTCTTCTCTTTGGTCAATCTAATAATTTCATCATATTGGCTTTGTTTTTCTTCTGCAAAAAGTGTCTTGTATTTAATGTACTCAATTGGTGCAGCAGATGTTCGTCTCTTTTCATTGCAATATCGATAGCCAATGATATCGGCATATCTAGCAATGTTTTTATAAGTTACACTAAAACTAACATATACTCTGATTTTATCTTCTGTGTCGGCTTTGTATGTTCCAACATTTGATTCAATACCAAATTTTTCAAACATATTTTTAATGTCGGTCATATATGCAACTGTGGCATCTTGATGAATCTTAAATGTTGTTTGCTCTGTTCTACCAAGACGAAGTTTAAAATCGGTGACATTATGTTGCATTGATATTCTGCAACCATCACCACCCTGGAATCCGGACAAAAACTCCCTTTGTATTCGCGAGTTGCCATTCTTAATCCATTCAGGTATCCCCCGTTCTTGATCTGTTTTGCGCCCAACAAATGCACCCATCAATTGCAAATAGTATGCAAATTCACCTCCCTTGGTCACACACCAAGTGTTATAAATTGTGTGTTTTCCGTTATCCTTATTGATGAATTTCGTTCTACGTTGTGCAATACTACTTGAACCAAAGCCCAACTTTTGAATATCATCAAAGACATCGAGTGCATCCCTTTCTTCACCAAGATTAAATGATGCACTATACATTTCACTCTTAACTTTACCCTTTGGTTCCTTAACACACACATTACCATCCGTTATACTGGCACCAATCAATCGGGCTGTAATTTCTAAAACATCTTGTTTCAGTTTCCTGTCAATCAAACCTGCAGAACGCAATCCATCCAAATACTTATCATTCTTAACATCACTCGCCTTAATAACAACATCCATCTCCTTATCCAAAGGCAAATACTTTTGAGTATGTCTAACAATAACCTGATCACCTTCTTTCAATTCCCCGGCTTTGACCATCACATACTCTTTACCTTGTCTAGTCAATAATGGATGATCAGATGTGCATTTTAGTTTTCTTCCTGAGATAGTAGTTATTTCCAGAATATCATCGGCCTTTCTTGAAAACCAATTTGTCATTGGTGATGGTATTTCACTCAGATCGTTCTTATAGGTGGTCATCACACTATCACCATTTCTAATGTCCTTAATCAGCTTGACAGTTGCATTATCAGACATCAATATTTCAGTATCACCGGTTACACACAAGAACCCCACAGTCGACGGGTGCAAATGTCTAGGTCCAGTCAGTTTGGCACTCGAAGCATCACCCCCTGGTGCATCTACACGACGCAGAAAACCGATCGTTTGTAAGTATGTCAATCTTTGTAACATTTGGGCAACACCCTGACGTCTAATCCAGTTACCGGTTGACAGAGAAGCCTTCAGACCCTGTTCAATTGTGTTAGGCTTAATATAGTTAATAACATTCAATGGTTTTGTATTGTCCTTGTTTCTGTTATCAAAAAACTTCTTGCACTCCCCAAGCATCTTCTTGAATTGTTGCTTGAACAGTTCAAACATAAGATCACCAGGTAAGTCAATACGTTTGTTAACATAAGAATCACGATCATCGACCACTGCTCTGCCTAAACTGACTTTTAACAACTTGTTAATCATACGACCAATGAAATAAGCCTTATCAATGATTTGACCTTCAACATGGGGCAACAAGCTGTTCTGTAACAAACTCATCAAATGCATTTTCTTTTGAATCAACTTTGTGTCCTTGTCAGTTTCTGTGTAACGACCTAACACTCTCATCTTGGTGATCAAATAATCAATTGCTTCTTGTTGTGTTTGAATTTTTACACCCTTTTCATTCTTGCAATTATCTAGAGTGACTTTGGCTAAATCAACCATATCAATATCATGTTCATCATAAACAGTGTAATTAATAATATCCCTATCAGATTCAAGTCCCAATGCTCTCAACAAAATAAACACATTGATTTCATTCAAGATAGGTGCTCTGATTGTCATGATATTATCTTTTTTAATCTTGATAGCAACAACTTGAGTCATTCCATTTGGTTTATAAGATTTAGAATTAACTTGAGCAATTAGAGATAATGCACCTGAATCCTTCTTAACAAAAACCATTGCTTTGTTTTCAATCATTCTGTCCTGAGCAATAACAACTTTTTCATTTCCATTGACAATAAAATATCCTCCTGCATCATATTCACATTCATTCTTATCCATATTCTTATGTGTTGTCAAACTGCACCATTTTGATCTCAACATCAAAGGGATTGATGCAATTGGAACATTCATTTCAACCTCACCAACTTGATTAACAACACGTTCATTGGTTGCAATATCAATAACATCTTGGTATTGTGTTACATCTGCAATCAATTTGAGAGAATATGTTTGATTCCCATAACGTGCATCAGATGGAAACATAGGTTCAACACCATTTTCCAAAACAGGTTCAAGCACTCGAATCTTGTTAAAACTAAATCTGTAACGATAATAAGTAGTTGATGTCATTGTCTCTGTGAAAACATTATCACCAAATTCTAGAAAATTCTTTACATCTTCCTCAATGAACTTGTTGTAAGAATCATACAAGTGGCGGAAGATATAATTTCTTTTGTTAAAATGTAAATCTGCCAATCTGAAAATATCAGATGTTGTCAAATTGTTAACATCCGATGATTTATGAGATACAATTTCAGTTGACTTATCTTCACCTTGCCTAGACAGTTTTTTAGATGCCTTTTTGACATTAACTTTACTGTGTGACTTTTTGGGCATTTTAGTTAGCTGATCTTTTGGCATAGGAATTATATAGCTATATCTATAATAATCAAATTTTTATGTGATTTCTATATTTAAAAATAATAGCCTTTATTACAAAATATTATTATTTTGTAATAAATTAATAAAGTGTGTTAGCTGCTCAAATTATTATCATCTCTATTCCTGTGTTTCTTATGTTTCTTGTCTTTTTTCTTTTTATGTTTTTTAGACTCTTCTTTTTCAGATGGTTCATCTTCTGTTTCCTTTTTGTCTTTCTTTTTGTGTTTTTTTGGTTTCTCTATTTCTTCATCTTTTTCAGATGGTTCATCTTCTGTTTCCTTTTTGTCTTTCTTTTTATGTTTTTTTGGTTTCTCTATTTCTTCATCTTTTTCAGATGGTTCATCTTCTGTTTCCTTTTTGTCTTTCTTTTTATGTTTTTTTGGTTTCTCTATTTCTTCATCTTTATCATGTATTTTTTCATCTTCTGTTTCTTTTTTATCATTCATTATTTCTTTCTTTGTATCATCCTTTTTTTCTGGTTTGCCACCATTTGCCAGTGCATCCAGTAATTTCCAATCAGATAATTTTTCATTAAATTTTTGTTCTGGTATGTCAACAGTTTGTTTATTGTCATGAACATTATCTTTTTTAATTGCCTCAACATATTTTTTTTGTTTTTCTTTTATTCCCTCAGATACATTTTTAGGAACTAATTGTTTTACATCTTGTTTTGGTTCTTGTATTATTTCTTGTTTGGGTTCCCTATGGTTAGCTAAATCATCCAAGAGTTTCCAATCTGAAATTTTCTCTTTGATTGCCTTTTTAACTGGTTCATCTATTACATTCTTTTTTGTGTCCATTTTCTTTGTATGAAGTGCATCCTCATATATCTGTTTTTTAATTTCCAATCCGGCTGAAATCTTTTTTTTGTGCAAATTTATTCCTTTTGCATGATCTTGATAATTTTTGATTAGATCTTTTATGCTCATTGTTTTAGTTTTTTATCTTTGTAATCCTTTATATTTATTATCTGTGTTTACGTTTGGGTTTTTTATTTTTTTGCCTCAAACTAATTTTTTTCTCTGTCAGATCACCTATTTCACATCCTAGCATATTTTGAAAATCAACAAACATATTATCAAAATTAGTTGTATTATTTTTTGATATATCAATTGGCACTTCATTCATCATTGTCGCAAGTGTATTCAAAAAATCATTTGCCATCTGTGTTTGATTTTCTATTGACATATTGGTCATTGGATTGGTTTCAAATAATAATTTTTCTCCAGTCGTCACATCATGTGTAACAGTATCGGAACCATTACTATCTGAATAAACCAAATCATAAGTAAATCTACCCATTTCACACCAATCATCATATTTTGACTTTATTATTTTAACTATGTACACATTTTGCAATACACTATATAACAATACTGCATTTCTTCCCATAGTGTCAAATACAGATGAAATAAACAGATTGCACCATTCCACACAATTCATAAAATATTTCCATTGTGCACTTTCAATACAAACATTAGTATATTTGACTATTCTATTTTTTATTTTTTGATCATAATGTGTCATAATTATTTCATATTTTTGTGTTATCCATACAATTTTACTATTTATACTCTCAAGTGCTTTAATATCTTTAGTCATTTCAGGTTCACTAGATATACTAGACATTTTACTTGCTAAACTGACACTTTTTTTTATCAATTCAAAAAACATTCTTATTTTTTCCCAATTATTGACAACTGCCAACATTCCCAGACACATGCTAAACCAAAATATACCAAATGTGCCAAACAATAATGTTGTCAGTGATACTAAGATTGATATTATGTGCCATTTTGTAAATGTATTGTAAATTCCATCAAATAAGACAAACAGACTCAATAAATTTAATCCAGATATATAGAACATAAATAAACATAGAGCACCAGCTATCCAGTTAATCATAATAATATAAATTAAATGACAAGTGTCCTTAAATGTTTTAGGGTTGCCAAATAATAGGATCTTTTTTCCATTTTTTTAACATTTTATTTGCTTTGCCAAAATGATCACATGCATTAAATGCTGGATATGTCCTAAATGGTGTTGCTGCTGAATAACCTGATGGATGTGACGATATTGATGCATCATGTTTATCCAAATCAACTAGACACATTTTACCAAATGCATCTTTTCCCCAAACAAGAAAGATCACATTATCACAATTATCTGAAATATATTTGATTATATAATCTGTGAACTTATTCCAAACATATTGATGACAATTTTTATTTGCACTGCCATCAATAACAGTCAATGATGTGTTTAACATTAGAACTCCCTGATGTGCCCAAAATTCAAGATTACCATTGCTGGGTGTTGACATAAGATGGCCATGTTTTTGTAAATTTGCATAAACATTTTTGAGTGAACTTGGAATTGCTACACCAACAGGCATTGAAAATGATAATCCCATTGCCTGGGATACTCTTTTAGTGCCACACATTTCATGATCAAAATATGGATCTTGTCCAAGTATAACAACTTTTAACTTTTTAAAATCTGTTAGTTTAAATGCATTGAAAACTAATTCTGGTTGTGGATGTATCATTATGTCATCACCAGATTCAGCCAAACAGTCTGATAACATTTTATCAACATGAACAAATAGTTTGTCTTCCTTCATTTTATCAAACATAGGTTTCCATGATGATTTAACAGATGAGTAATCAAGTTTGACTTTGTTGTCCGGATAGGTTGTTTTCCATGTTTTGTAATTTGAGTATGATTCTTTGCTGAGTAACATTATATTGATTATTATACATCTGTCATTATATCATCACCATTATACTAATATTTTATCAATTTTTGTTTCAGTAAAACTATTGTTCTGCTTAATTTCTTTTTTATTGTACATGTGATAATATAGTTCCTATCATACAATTAATAAAATAAGAATCAATGCAAATCTATATGAATGTAATTATGAGTCTCATTTGTTCATCATAGTGTTTCACATTGTTTCCTGTTTTATTATTGATATGATGGTACACATGTAACATTCTTACTTTGTTCATCTTGAAAAAAATTGATTATTAACAATCGTTGCAATTGTAATATTGTATACATTGATTTATCACTAAATGTCAACTGATATTGTTCTACCTGATGACATGACACTTGAAATGTGCAAAGATGTGCTAAGATCACCATGTCCTGATAAGTATATGATGAATAAAATTCTTGATGCTGGTGTGGAATTGACTGTTGATGAATGTGCGGCACTGTGTAAAATAGGGGCTGTTGTAAATGGATATGTATTTACTAAATATATGAATTCACAAGGTTTGAAACTGTACAAATTTGTCAATAGTACCAGGAAACACGGTAATCATACATATGTACAAGGATTCAATTATGATGATGTTCCATTTTCACCACATTCACAATGTAGTGCTGGTGGACTGTATTTTTCAGACACACACCAAATTTTGTATTTCTATGGTTACTATGGAAATACAATGCATAGGGTTTTGCTGTATTCCTATTCCAGGGTTTATATTGAGAAGTACAAGTATAAGGCCGATCAATTTTACATTGATTTAAATACCACAATTCCTCTCAAATTTGTGATACAGAAATTAAAAAGAGAAATGCTTGATCTCCTGTACAAATATAACAACACATTAAGGATTATAAATCAACATATTGAGTTTGTTGATTCAAAACAAGTCTCTCCAACGTTTTTCCATAACTGTATATACACTTATTCTTCTAGTTCACGCAACTTGTTCGGATGGACATTCTCCAAAAAATATCACGATGAACAAATACATAAATTCATGCGCAAATTTACCAGTGATCAACTAATTGTTATGGTTAGCGATTACTTACTGAAGTATAATTTCTATACCATTGATTGTTTTCCATATGATTTAATAACGGAAGATTTTTGCGTTAAATTGGTGGAACAAAATTACAAAACATATCCTTACTTACCACCAAATATGTATATTAATTACATTGCGAAGATAAAATCATTTGCCAACTGTGCTCAATATGCATTTGGTACAGTATATTCACCCGAATTTATGACAAAACTTTATGACATCTGCAAAGTAAAAATGGATTGAGCTAGTAAACCTTGAAAATGGTATTACCATTAACAAATTTCCCAGCACCACCAAAATCATGGCATATATCATCTCATTTGTTATTTTTTTATTGAACCTCAAATTATCGATTATCACCACCCACAACAAATTAGAACATTTTAATGTTTCCACTAATAAAACAGATGCATCATTTTTTTGTATTAACCACTGAAAAATTGTTGTTGATACAGTGTAAATTATTCCTGCCATTAAAACAGATACAGCAGCCTTATAAAATTGATCCATGTCATAAGGTAAATCAGGTTTACCATAATATTTGACCATGATTGTAATATCAACCACTATCCAGACAAAAAATGATATAATCAAAAATAATACATTTATAACTGCATTTATTTGTGTTGTTATTGGATCACCAGATATCATTTTTATTTTCCATCTAGTAAAATCTCTGGCTGCAACAATGATAGGTAGCACTGATGCAATTGCAATATAATTATTTGACCATTTTTCTTGGGTTGCTAATAAAAATGTGCCAGTAATAATGAATGAATATGAGATAATTATTTTAACAATCTTACTTTTTGACATATTTTGTTTATTGAAATTCATCAGTGAAAATGTAATTATGATTGAAAGTGATCTAATTGCTGTGACTGTACTTGATACTATCAATAACAACAAAAAATTAAATATATAATATGTCATTACATCGCAACACCCATATATTACACAATAACATAATGTCTTTCCATTACACCATATTTTTACATTATCATAGAGTACCAACCATTGATATAATTTTAACCCAGTGTAATAGCAGGCAATAATAATAGTAAATAATGTCATAATAATACTTGCACCAACTGTATATTCCACAATGTATTGAATATTTTGTTGATTTGATGCATCATCTAATGGATTTAATATTTTTATTGATAATGATGCAATCGAGTGTATGATAACAGTAAACAAAACAATAATTGCTGTTAGTGTAGTTGATATACCTTTTTGTTCTGGTTGATTTGAACTTGAATTTATATCTATTATGGAGTCCTGGCTAGACATTACAATTTTAATAAATAACTGTCTTTGTCAGCCAAATTATTATTATTTCAATTTTGTACCATATAAAAATTTGATTAAAAATCACTTAAACATATAATTCCTTTAATTAGTTTAATTGACAATGACTACTAATTTTACTAATGTTGATTTGACCAAATATTTTGAAGATATTGACTTTGATAATTTCCAGAAGCTCCCCAGTAACAAAGTCAATAACTATGATGGACACATCAACAAGAGAACAGAAAATTGTACATCATGTGGCAGTTCTAAAATTATGAATGATACTACTAATGGAATTATAGTCTGTACTGATTGTGGACAAGTTTTGGATGATTTGCTTGACTATAATCCAGAATGGAAACATTATGAAGATGATGATAAAAATAATGGTCGCTGTGGTGTTCCCATTAACAAACTATTACCTCAATCATCATTAGGTACATCAATTGCCGGAAATGGTTTGACACGCCTTAAAATGATTCATAGTTGGAATGCAATGCCATACAGAGAGCGCAGTTTGAATTATGTTTTTAAATCCATTCAAGAAAAATGTGCTAAAAACAAAATTTTAAAATGTGTTGAACTAGATGCACAAATTATGTATAAAACAGTGAGTGAATGCAAACATTTGAAAGGAAAAAATAAGGGTAAATATGTGATTACAAGGGGTGTTAATCGAGTGAGTATCATAGCAGCATGTGTGTTCTTTGCATGCCGTCGTAAAAGTGTAACTCGTACACCCAAAGAAATTGCAGACATTTTTAAAATTTCATGCATGGAAATGAACAGGGGATGCAAAAATTTTCTAAAAATGATTAAAATCAAAAAATTTGATCTACATATGGGAACATGTAGTGCAGAACATTTTGTCAGAAGATATTGCAATCAATTACACATCAAAACTCATTATGCAGATGAGGCTGTTAAACTTTCACAAAACATAGAGAAACTAAATATTGCATCAGCCCATACACCTTATTCAATTGCAGCTGCATGTATTTTATTGATGGCAAATATTAATAAACTATTATCAATTACTAAGAAAAAATTATCCCAACAATTTAATGTGTCAGAAGTTACAATTGCTAAGACTTATAAAAAAATTGAACCATATCGAGACATAATTGTCGATACTACTGCCACAGAAAAAATATGGAAAAAGGTTGATTCACAAAAAGATTCCTATAATGTCTCTCCAGAAATGTTAGAACGAATGAAAAAATTTGGTTTGGCACCTGATGGTACAGAACTGAATAAAGATGAGTTTGATGATGACATAAGTGAATTTGATTTTGAGGAAGATGAATTTGATTCGAATGATGAATTTCTTGATTTTGCTGAGGATGTATTACATATATCAATTGGGGATGATATGGAAGATCTATCAAAGATTCATGCATATATATCCCATTTTACCAAAAATCAAATAGCTATCCAAACAGAAAGAATCAAAGATATTTATATCTAAGGTCTGATCTGATTTACTTTATTCATTAAAATTGAAATGTCATATGATCTATTGGTGCTAGTGAATATAACATTAATTATCTTGAATGTTATTCACTTTTTTGATTTTCATTCTGTTAAATACAGTAAATGCTTATTCTAACCAATCAAGTATTATTTTTGTCAATATGCAATCTGAGTGTGATCATGATTGCATATTAAAACAATTTTGGTATGATACATTTAGTACAAACACCATTTTTGTCCAATCAAGTTTTAACAAATTTTCATTCAATCTGTCCAGAATTATGATTGTTGACATTGGTAACTACATAGTACCATCTGACTACAATTTCTGTTGGTATTCAGAAAGTAAACCACCCTATCCACCAGTAAAAAACATAACTGAATTTTTGTTTGATGCATTTGCTCTTACAAGACAACAAATTGATCCTTTCTCTTTTGACTTTCAAATGTTGTTAGTACCATCTAACAATATTGTTTGTGATATGTTTGCAAATACATACACTGAATCTTGTCCCAACACCAACAATAGATTATGTATGTCAATTGTTAATCGATTTCATAGTGCATCATTCGCACGTGCTATTGGATTTAATCTTGGGATTAGTTATGCACATGATGCATCATATCTTGACTTTGACAGAACTTCTGCTACAGGTGGCATAACAAGTCCACCAGATCTATCAATTCCAACAAATTTTACGGATGTTACCAACTTGACATTTTTTAATGTGCACCAAAGATATCTTCTTGGATGGATTCCTGAAACAAATATTCTGATTGACCCCCCTTTTGGTTCATACATTAATGTTTCTGCTGCAAGTTCTGTTCCTGGCACTGACCCTTTGATCATACTTTTTAATGATATTTTTTTGTACAGTCCTGACTATGTGGATTTTATTAGACAAAATGCCCCAAACTGGAAACCAAATTGGAAAGTATCATTGTCATACAGGACAAATTTGTCAATTGATAGCAATCTAAATACCAGTTATCAATATCATATTCATGTTCTACTCTGGAATCCTCCCACGTTGAGACCAACCTTGGGATATACACATTTTATTGATCAATTTGGTGATAATATAACATATTCATATCCACCAGCTGGATATAACATCTGTTTCATGACAATTGCAAAAACTTGCACATATGCTACTATTTATTTTGGCCCCTGTAATACAACAGAACATTTCTCAAATATTGTTACTGATAAAACATGTAACACCATTTCACAAATACCATCTGCCAGTACAACTAGGACAAAAAGTGCAACTATGACACATACTGGAACAAAAAGTGTAACTAGAACATATACTAAGACAAAAAGTGCAACTAGATCACATACCAGAACAAAGAGTGCAACTAGGACACACACTAGAACAAAAAGTGTAACCAGAACACATACTAGAACAAAAAGTGCAACTAGACCATAATTTTGAATATGATATTTTTTTATTATGCATTTCACTTATCTAGTCTAAATATATGAATGGGCCAGACCATAAGTTATAATAATGCACACAACATACATAATAAAATTATGAGTGAAATAGAGAATATAGTCGGACAATACCAGACATGGTCAAATCCAGAAATATGTAATGAATTAACAATGATTTATCATGATAAACTAATTCACCTTGAATCAACTAGTTTAGCAGGTATAACAGCATCTATTGGATTAAAATATGATAATGGAACAAATAAGGAACAAATTTGTTCATTAATTATTAATCACTATCAAAAAAGAGTTGAGCTATTAATGGAAATAAAATCAGCATTAGAAAAATTATATTCAAAAATTGTCAAAACTAAATCTGGACCAGTATGTCGCAATGTAAATGAATATGTTGATGATTTTTTAGCCTGTAAACAAATGAATGGTTTGTGGGTAAACCAGGATCAATATCAAATAATCATTAACAATATTAAAAAAACACCAAATTATAAAACATGGATAAGTCATGTAGAACATTTAGACAAAAATTGGAAAAAATATTTGACTAAATTAAGTACAATTATCAAAATACTCAGAAATAATAAACTATCAAATGCGTCATTTGATGAATTAGTTAGACACACAAATGAAGTGACGAGAAAAATGGGATATGTTTGTGATATATATTGTTTACTCATTATTAATTTTTAATCATACTCCATATCTGAATCAGTATCACTTTCTGTTTCTGATGATTCCTCATTGGATTCTTCATTTTCTGATTCTTCATCAGAATCATCACTAATTGTTTTTCTTGTATCTGTAATAACATGTATTTGCTCTGCTGATGCATGTAATTCCAAATATTTTGAACTGTCAAATGTTTTTTCATATGTCACATCATGAGATAAATCTGTATTATCTTCAATAAGTGCCATATCTGCAATTTGACTAATATGTTCAACCAATTGATATTTGAATGTTTCTGAAAATAATGTTTTATTTGTTGCCTTTATTTTTTCTATATCATGTTCATTTTCTTTTGGCACAAAAACTAAATTGATTCCTGCCCGTTTGGCCCCATCTAATTTATATTCCAAACCCCCAATTGCTGTGATGTTTCCATTTATTTCTATCTCTCCTGTCATTCCTATATTGTGTTTTATCCTTTTGTTCAAAATTTTTGATATGAAAGCAAGAAGAAATGCACCTCCAGCAGATGGACCATCCTTTGATGTTGCTCCATCTGGTGTATGAATATGTAAACCTGATTGGTAAGCATTAAAAAATTTATCACAATATTGAGTTTTAATAAGATTGGTGGCAATTGTAAAAGCATAAAATACAGATTCTTTCATTACAACACCTTGTTTACCTGTAAGCTTTAATATGAATTTTCCATGTTTACCCATATGATGTTTATAAACCAAAATAGGTATAATTCCTCCCATTCCTGATGTTGTGGCATATAATCCATTAACAACACCCACTTCACTAGTTGTATGAACCTTTTTCACCAAAATATTTGGTTTAGTTAGATATTTATCAACAATTTCTTTAGTGATTGTACAGTGACTCTTAACTTTTGCTTTTGCGAATATGCCACTCTTATAAATTCTATCTTTATTGAGCTTTAGTATTATTTTTTCTATCTTCCGTTTCAAATCTCTCACACCTGCTTCATATGTAAATGATTCTACTATGTATCCCAATGCCTCATCACTAATATCAATTGTTGGATTTTTAATACCAATATCAGCAATGACTTCTTTTAACAGGAAATCTTTTGCAATTACAATTTTATCTTCCATAGTATATGCCTTGACATCGATTATTTCCATTCTATCGAGCAATATTCTATCTATTTTTTCCCTATCATTGAATGAAAAGATAAACAACACTTTATTAATTGGGAATCTAACATCTTGAAAAAATTTGTCATTGAATTCTGCATTTGAATTTGGATCAATCACATGAATTAAAATATCATATATTTCATTTCTTCCATGTCTAAAACATGCTTTATCCAATTCATCAAAAAACATAATACATCTTGGTTTACCAGCTTCTACCATTTTTTTAATAATAAGTCCTGGGACTGCACCACTGTATGTAATTGAATGACCCGTTAACACTG